TCATACGTTGCATCCTGTCTGAACCGGAAGCGGCGCCGGTGCGCCGATCGAGGGAAGTCCGAGGCCGACGCCGATCGGTGCCGTCTTCGGCATGACGCCGCGTTCGTGCGCGTCGCCTGCTGCCGTGCGGCGGTGCGTGAGCACTCCCGCATCGGCGATGAGGTGGTACGGAGCGGCCGCGGTGAGGGTGGTGGTGACGACGTCGCCCGGGCGAATATCGCTCGCTCTGTCGGCGTCGACGGCGAAGTGCACGAGTCGACCGTCTCGTGCTCGACCGCTCATCCGATGCGTGGCGGCATTCTTTCGCCCCTCACCGGTCGCGACGAGCAGTTCGACCTCGGTACCGATCAGCGCCTGGTTGGCGGCGAGAACGATCTCTTCCTGCAACGCGATCAACCGCAGATACCGTTCCTGCACAACTTCTTTGGGGATCTGATCGGGCATGTCGGCGGCGGGTGTACCTGGACGCTTGGAGTACTGGAAGGTGTAGGCGTTCGCGAACTTCGCGCGGCGCACCACGTCGAGGGTTTGCTCGAAATCCTCTTCGGTCTCGCCCGGGAAGCCGACGATGATGTCGGTGGTGATGGCTGCGTGCGGCATGGCCGCGCGCACTTTGTCGATGATGCCCATGAACTTCGTCTGCCGATAGGACCTGCGCATCGCCTTGAGGATTCGATCCGATCCGGACTGCAGCGGCATGTGCAGAGTGGGGCAGATGTTCGGAGTGGCCGCCATCGCCTCGATGACGTCATCGGTGAATTCGGCCGGATGCGGAGACGTGAAGCGCACCCGCTCGAGCCCCTCGATCGAGCCGCAGGCGGTCAGCAGAGACGCGAACGCGCCGCGATCTCGAGGCATGTCCGGATCGGCGAACGAGGCACCGTAGGCATTGACGTTCTGACCGAGCAGCGTCACTTCGAGCACGCCCTGGTCCACCAAAGCCTGCACCTCGGCGAGGATGTCGCCCGGTCGGCGGTCGATCTCCTTGCCGCGCAGCGCCGGGACGATGCAGAAGGTGCAGGTGTTGTTGCAGCCCACGGAGATCGACACCCAGCCCGCGTACGTCGACTCCCGCTTCGCAGGCAGGGTGGACGGAAAAGCTTCCAGGGACTCGAGAATCTCGACCTGGGCCTGCTCGTTGTGCCGGGCGCGCTCGAGCAACACCGGCAGCGACCCGATGTTGTGGGTGCCGAACACGACGTCGACCCACGGAGCCTTGTCGACCACCGTGTTGCGATCCTTCTGAGCAAGGCAGCCACCGACAGCGATCTGCATGTTGGGGTTTCGCGTTTTCGCCGGCCGCAACATGCCGAGGTTGCCGTAGAGCTTGTTGTCGGCGTTCTCCCGCACCGCGCACGTGTTGAAGACGACGAGGTCGGCATCGGTGCCGGCGTCCGCAGGAACGTAGCCGGCCTCCTCCAACAGACCCGACAGCCGCTCGGAATCGTGAACGTTCATCTGACAACCGTGCGTACGCACCTCGTAGCTGCGGGGACCGGTCCGTGTAGCTTCATCGATCATCATTGACACGCACCAGACTATCAGTGCCGAGATACAGGAATGCCCCGGTCACATGGACCGGGGCACTCTGCAAGCCAGTTTTACCTGGGCTTTGTCGTGATCGTCACCTTACGGATCGGACCGGGCACGGTGATGGTCTTCTTCTGACCCGGCTTGATGGTGATACGCCTCGTAGTCATGCGCTCACCCCGGAATCGAAGAAGGATCGTTGCCGGGGGCGATGGTGTCTTTCCCCGAGATCGATCCGTCCTTGTTGTGGATGACAAGCTCTCCCCCACCCACCGCCTGAAGACGCCTGCGAGCCACGTTGATGGCATCGGCCTTGGTGTTCTGACGGTCCGTGACGTTCCCGTTCAGTGTCACCTTCCACGTCGTTGCGAACGACTCGTACGTCACGTGCGCTGAATTAGCCACGATCTTCTTCTCTCTACCTCCAGCATTACTGGGCCGAACCGACCAAGGCGTCTCTATTTTGCCAAGGTCGTTGGAAAGAGTTACGTTGACTATGAACCGACCAAGTTCATTTAGCCGCAGAGCCTCGTTCCAGTCCGACCCCCGGATTAGGACCGGGGCTTTCGGTCGTTCAAACACTACACCTAGTGTCCGATATCCACCTACAACACGACATGTTGCGAATACCATGCTTGGTATTCACTGGTCACGGCGTTGCTTCTCCCCGGAAATCACGGGTAGCCAACTGCAGGTCGAAACCGGATGCGTGTATCGAATATCGTTTTCAGCAAGGGAAAATCGCTGCATAGCGTTCTAGCCCTCGTAGTTGGCGACGTTCACCTTGGCCATGATCATGTTGCCGAAAACGGACCACGGTCCTTGCGATTGGTGTTGACCAGAGTTGTCGGTGGTGTCCCACATGTCCTGTCACGGGACACCACCGACCGCAGCTACTTCTCTCTGGCGATGACCCCGCACAGACCAATTGCTGCGATGAGAACACCGGTTGTGACGTTCGGTATCTGAGCTGCCAGACCGACCGCTGCCAGGAGATTGACCGTCTCCATGACGCGGTTTCTTGTCGGTGGGTCATGCTTACCTGGTGGTGGATGGTTAGGCTCGTCCATGTGACTCCTCTCGTAGGGGATACAACAGCGGCACCGGGTGATCTTCATTGGCGTGGGGTTTCACCTGGTGCTGCACACAACGTTAACGGCGCGTACCGACAAACCCACATCTCGTGAACCTGGGGATACAGACATCTGGGGTGGCGGCCGACACTCTTTCCTCACTTTGCGGCACTATGCATCACTTTGCGGCACTCGACTGGAAGAGATTTTCACAGCAACCTCTTAGCTTTTCGGCGTGTCGGATCTTGACCAACCAAGCAAAGCACAAAATTCGCAAGCTCACCGTATGCCCTCCAAGCTGGACGGATACGCTCGCAGATGCATCGGGTGTACCAACCACATGGGGATGTGCCAGATGGGCACCCGATGCACTTAAGATCCGGTGATGCTGAGAGCGCAGGTCGAACAGTTCGTCTACAACGCCCCCGCCCCGTGGTGGACTCTAGGTACCGGTTTGGGAGCTGCTGTTCTGGCAGGAATCTTTGCAACCATCGGTTGGTATGTGGTCCACAAGAACAGTCGGAACCGAGACCTCGAAAATTGGCGCAGAACAATCTTGGTTGAAGCCACCACCGATCTCGTTGTCAAAGATATCGAACTCCATACCGGTGTTGCCGCTTATCTCTACGACTATGATGATTCCCATTCAAGAGAGAGATGGAAAGAACTTCAAGACAAGACGATCAATCTGAGGTCGTATGGCATTAAATTTGAAATATCGAAATCAAAACACGTTGCCATAATCGCGGCCGAGTTGAGCGAGCACTATAGAATCTTGATTAACGAATTACCTCGACCGTCAGCACTTGATGACACGACCATAGACGAACGAAACCGAATCTTTAAAAACCGTCACAACCAGAAGCCAGATATGTCGAAATTGCAGATTCTCTTGAACAAAGACTTAGCCGACTAGTATATATCGAAGTAGGTATCTCGTGGATCAAGAGCTGTTTAGGACCATCGGCACATTCGTTGGACCGGCACTGGCCGCTGTCATCGTCATGATCGGATGGAGAAGAACACACCGTGACGCTTTGGAACGGGATGCGAAGACGCAACAAACGGCTGCGGACCGTGACCTCGAAAACTGGCGTAGAACAACTTTGAGTCAAGCAATAGTTGATTTATTGAAGTTGTCTAAAGATCGATACGATCTTGTACGAGCGTTGAGTGAAAACTACGATCCAAAGGGCAACAAAAATAAGTCAATCACCATTTTTAATGAAATGCAGAATAAGATCCTACAGATACGGATTTGCGCAAGTGGGACAGATGTCGAAAAGAAGGCTGTGGGCCTCGGAAACTTGCATGCCGTGAGCATAGGCGCGATTCTCGGTAGCACTAACGGCAATATTGAATCCTTTGAAGAGCGAATGAAAGCAAACCACCTAATAATCACCATGAGAGACTTTGACGCAATAGAAGTGCATCATGAACTGCTGCGAGCAACCCAGAAAGAACTGAGACAGACAGTCGACCAGCCTTACCATTTAACCGAAGAAGGCAGGCAGGTCTAATATCTATCAACATAGACATCTTGATACCCGGTGCTCACGATGGTCTCCACCACCGGTGTCCATGCAACACCTAATGATTCTCTCGTGAAGTACAGCTCCAATCGAACATGATTATCAACGAATGACCATTCCATCTTTCTGATGAAACAAGTGTGTTGCTCGTTCTTCCAGATGATCTTGACCGCATCAAAGATGTCCAGCTCTGACAGACGCTTCAAGTCATAGAAGTTGTCAGGGATGATCATGACTCTCGAAATCTTGTTCTTCGCTAAAACGTAATCGTCCATGATTGCATCTGCCCAATCGTGAAAACCTGGTCCTAGTTCTTCATTTCTGATGTCTTCCATCTTCCCTGTCCCGCGCACAACCGTGAAGTTGGCTTCTCTGGGACCGAATGAACGAATCGACTGCTGGTCGTACCACCACTGAGATGTCTCGTTGAACGTTTGAATCGGTTCGATATCTGCGGGTAGCTCACTATCAACAGTTCTGTCCTTCAATTCTTCGAGGTCCAAACGATACTCGCTAGGCTTGACCTGGTTGATGACTTCTTCTGTATCGGTACCTTTGTCCAATCGTGAATAGCTGATGTCACCAGACGCGTACCTATCGGACAAAATGAGCTTAGGATCAACGCTGACCGCTTGTTTGTACTGCACAGCGTTGAATCTGTCGACATACACGAAACCCTTGTTACTATTTCGTACTGCTGCGAAGCACTCTTCGACCTTCATCCCGTCGACAAATGCAGACGGTTGATTCTTAGCGCTGTCGGTTTTGTTCTTCCATGAGCCGGATACTTCGACGCCATTGATGAAGGCAGACTCTCCCAGGCCGTTGAGCATAGGACCGTACTCGATGGGAAGATCGTAGAGATATCTTCCGTCTGTATCCGTAAGTGCTCTGTGTGCATCTTCTACCACAAGTTCGATGAACGGTTCATTGAGATAATCGAACTTGACTCTGTAGTCACGGATCATTCCGGTAAAGATGGTGTTGTAGCTCGCTGTACCGTTGGCAGTCCTGCTGGAACCGTAATGGTTCATCAGAAGTCGTACTCTTTTGCCCGGCATGAGAAGCGAAGAATCTGCAAGCTCATCGGAGACAAAAGCTATCTGAAGCTTGCTGATGCCGTATTCGTTTCTGACCGCAATGATGTTGTTCACCGGATCGCTGACGTCACTCCACTCGATACGCTCCAAGGTTGTCTGAGACTCGCTGAGAGAGTCATAGTTGATCGCTTTGCATGACTCCACCCAGAACGGATTAGCGGACACAAGTTCGATCTGTCCTGTATTGGATTCGACCGTGATTGTCTTACGCTCCCCCGCCGATGCGCTCCATGTGCCGATCAATGAACCGCGAACCTTATTGCTTGACCTGTAAATGTCCAGCGTCACCGCTGAATTGTTGCCGAAAAATGTCAACGCTTTGGGTCTACTCATGTTGTCGAAGTACTTACGATTCTTCAAAGCAACACCTGTCGCGCTGAGAGGATGCCTGTATGTGTTCTGTTCGGACTGTGGCAATTCGACCTTGATGAACAGAGGGTCTGCGTTGCTGGTACCGAAATATGCTGCTGCTGTACCGGCACGTTCGTTGTTCTCGAATGTTCCCGATGCGTACTCCCCTACCGCTGTCTGCTTCAAAGTTGCAACAAAGTAGACCTGATCGATGTTTGCCGGAACCACGACATCGTTTGCTTGAGCTGGAACCGTGTAGGTAACCATTGCTCGACCTGGTGATGAAGAGCTACTTTGCAATGCGCCTTCATAGTAGGCAAGTTCGATGTCTAGATCATGCTCTCCGTACTCATCAGAAGTTTTACCTTTACCCCAGACCGAAAAGCGCACATTCATTCCTGTTGCAAGATCTTCCTCTGTTCTTTCCTGTGTCCCGGTTCTACGCACATACAGAGTTCCACCGAAATTCAAGAGCATTCCCTCTTCAACCGGATATGGAATCTTCGACTGCGCCAAGATCGGACCCAGATTCACTGCGGTATATTTCGTCAAATTGTTGCTACCTGATGGAGACGCGGTAACTTTGACGTTTGTAATGTAATCTTCGCCAAACTTCTTTGTCAGGTCTACATCGGTAGATGTGGAACCAGACCAGGTAGCTGTTACACGAGACATACCTAGAGTTTGCTGCTTTCCATCAGGCATGACATAGACGGCTGTACCTGATTCGTAGATTCGAGTCTTTTCAGCAAAGACAAGATCGTTGGCGAAATCAATGACACCTGGTTTTGCTTTGGCGAAGGAAACATAGCTGTTCGCTCCCCCGCTCAATGTCACGGATAGATTGTTCCTGAACCCGAATACCAGGCTGTAGAACTTTGTCCATGCTTGAATCTTGATGACATCGCCTGCTTTGACATCGAGAGTATGGCTACCGCTCAGAGTTGTCGTTGAACTCGATGATGTCTTCACCACCGCGCCATTGACCAGGATTCGTACCGCCGATGAGTAGTTGACCCAGATGCCGCCGACCAAGGCCAAACGAACGCTGATCTTGGCACGCTGGTCCTGGCCTACAACCAGACCGTTATTCGAGATGACTGTTCCCGTGAAGCCTGAACGAGCAACCCAGCCGGTGATGTCCTGCCATGTGTCGTACGGCAAAGTCTGGTTACCGTTTTTGTTCATGGCCATAGGAACAGTTGCAGAATCGGGCAGATCGTAAGACAAATCCTTGTCATACATACCGTTAGAGATTGCAATACCATCGGGCACTGCCACATCTTCACGCTGCTGCTCGATCTGAACTTTGACGCTGTTGAAACCGTTGATTATCCTTGTTGGCATTTTCATTATCTAGGTGCTCCTTCTCCGGTGTCCCCGGTTCTGACTGTGTTGATGGTGTGCGTACTTGAAGTGTTCAAACCGTTCAATGACATGATTTCTGCTCTCGCTGCTGCGGCATTGGTTGTCACGGTATGAGTCGACTGCAATGACTTAGGAATACCGTTGAGTTCTGCTGCAACCGCTGATGCATTCGAGGTCACCTGAACATTGACTGCTGGTGGAGTCGGAATATTGATTGCTTCGATGTTGAATGAGACCGGAACCTGTACCGCTGGTGGAACCGGAATGTTCAAAGGTGGAATGGTGAAGTTCACTGGAACAGTCACAGGTGGTGGAACCGGCAAGGTCACACCATCAGTTTTGTAGTTCACGTTCACTTCAACCGGTGGGATGGTTGGTTGCTCGGGAGCTTCATAACTCAAGGTCACAATTGCTTCCAACTGAGCTGTAGCGTTGTCCAAGAATCCACGCGCAAAGTCCCAGAATGTTCTACCGTTCTGACTGGTGTTCACTGTCACCGGAACTTCGACAGACGGAATCGACACACCCGAAATCTGGCCTGCAATGCCGCTGGTGTCTACTTCAAGAGGAACTGTCACTGCTGGTGGAGTTGGAATCTCGGGTAATGGACCCCAGACAATCGGAACTGTAACCGCTGCTGGTGCAAAGCCTGGATCGCTGTAGACAACCGGAACAGTCAAGGTTTGAGCTGCTGCCACGAAACCAGGATCGATGTATGTCACCGGGATAGCGATTGCATTACCTGATGTAGGCAATCCTTCAAGTCCGCTGATCTTGGCAACGATGTTGACTGCTGCTAGGTCTGCTGGCATCTCGACAGATGAAATCTTTGCCTTGATATCCAATGAGTCGGAACCATCAGGCCAATTGACTTCTTTGATGTTGACGTTGACATCGAAGTCATCATTTTTGAATAGGTCTGCTAACCATGAGCCGGCTAGGTTACCCAGGAATGCTCCGATGCCTGTTCCAATGGCATTACCGATAGCGTTACCCAGAATGTCCGAGACTGTATCCGCTACTGTCTCGACTGCATCTGTGATCGCTCCACCCAACAATGCACCGGCAATTTTACCTGCCAGAGCTTTGGCGAACTGTCGACCGAATGCCGCCAAGATGCCACCGGCAATATATGCACCGATACCACCCAGGATTGCTGCTTTGAGACCGATACCGTCGATGAAGTCAACAACGTTAGAGAGGCCACCGGCAATTTCACCGATCGTGTCTGCTGCATCCTGCAAGTCGATGTTTCCGAACAGATCACCAGTTGAGTTCATCAAGTCTTTGAAACCTTGTGATGCTCGGGACCAATCGATGTTAGAGAAGTTCTCAGCGAAACGTTCTAGACCTTCACGCATCGGCTTCATATCATCGGAGTTCCAAAACTCTTTGATCTTGTAATAGCCTTTGGCTGCTTTGTCGATGAAGTTGGCTACCGACTCGATACCACCGGGGATACCTTCGATGAACCCTGCGATGAGGTTCTGAACCTCTGCTGAGTCTCCGAGGGTCTGAAAGAAGTTTCCGAATGCTTCTGTGATGCGTGGCATCGTTGCAATGAGCTTCTGCATCCCAGGCAGACCAGCGTTGAACATCTTCTCGAATGCTGGTCCTGCCTGGTCCGCTATGGCAGGCAGAGTGTCGTTGAACTGGTTGAGCAATCCCTCTGTCAGTCCAGAGACTCTACGTAGGCTCGGCTCTACCGCGTAGAACGCTGCTCCCAGAGCTGTGGCTGTACGAACCAACGGCTGTTCGAGGTTCTGCGTCACGCCCTTCATGGCGGTTGAGACATCGTTGGCCATGTACGAAAAGTGGTCACGTACCTCTTGTGCCCTGGCCGCTGACGCGATAAGACCACCTGCGATACCAGCCGTAATTACGGTAGAGAGCGCGCCACCGGCAACACCTGCTGCACCAAAGGCGGCTGCGAGAGCTATGGGGCTCGCTACTGCTGCTGAACCCAGACCGATCGCTGCGGTACCGAGCAACGCTGCTGCAACGGTTGTCCCTTGGATGGTTCTACCGAGAGCCTTGATTGTTCTTGCTGTTGTAGCAACCGAACGTCCATTGGTGCGAACCACCACGGTCTGCACACGGGGACGGGTAAGCGTCTCAATCTGGCCTCTGTATCCGGCTTCATCGAGATCGACACGAACACGCTGTGTCTGCTCTCTGAGCTGACGAATCGACTCCTGATCAACCTCGACCTTGATGCGATTACGTTTGAGGTCGTCCAAAGCTCGCATCGAAGATTTATCGATGTCTACGTGGACTTTGACCCTCTTGTCTTTGAGAGCTGCTAGCTGCGCCTGAACCTGCTTGATAACGCCGGTATCGGCTGTAGCTTTGATCTGAATTTTTACCTGATTGGCCATTGAGTTATACGCTTATTCCTTTCCGTTGTTGTATTCTGCTTCTACATAAGCCTTCGCCAGTTGAAACTCACGATGACTCATCTCACCGATTCGCAGAAAATCGATGTTGAAGGCTCGGCAGACCATGAGTTTGTCCAAGGTCTGCAAGTCTTCGATGTCTAGTCTTTTTTTACTTCTGCATCCTCGTCGTCATTTGAGAAGCCAGCTTCTTTTGCTGCCTCGTTCAAATCTTCGACCGATGTGTCCCACATGTATTCCTCGAACGCTTCGCGATGAAGACCGAATGATCTGCTGCGAGCTTCTTTGTTTGCCCTGATCGAGATGACATATCCGATTGCTGCCTGGAACTCGAATGTGTGATCTTCGTTCTCGATACGTTCGCCTGATAGCTTCTCGATAAGGTTTAGTTCCATTAGTTTTAAGTCCTGCATTGTTTTCCCATTTCCCCGGATCAAAGTCCGGCTTGTTTGATTTTGATGTCTACTTCTTCTTCGATAATTGCTATAGCTCTAGGTGTCGATGCAATCAATGCTCGATCCATCCACGGATTAGGTCCTACTCGGTGAGGTCCGTATGAGCCTCTGGCAAAACCGCCGTTGTGTTGAGCTGCTACATAGATGCCACCACCATGACTTCTACGTCCCCCGCCACCTGCTGTAACGGTTGCCTGCATGTTCGTACTTCTGAGACGATGACTACCGATCAAAGCTCCCGTAAATTCGGGTGCCTCATCGATTGCATTGTCGAACATTAACGTCCCGATCCTGTCGAAAGCACCGGAGAACTGATGCAATGAGCCAGACAGAACGCCTAGCTTTGCAATGATTTCTTCTGCACCTTCGACAGTGATCGAGATGTCAATCATGATTAAACGCCAGTACCTGAAAGAACCTTGTTAGGTGTACCGATCACGTCGAATGTGAACTCGAAAGTCGCATCCGTTCCAGCTTCGGCTGAAATATCCGGTCTGTTCGGGATACGAACGGTACCGGTGTAACGTGGCTTCGCTGCACTTGTTGTACCTGCATGAGGCTGAATATCGAACGCTGCTGATGCTCCTGCGTTGTTCCATAGGTAGTCATGCAATGATCCTGCTGAACCGCCGTCCCACGCTGCATTCACTGTCAGAGTCCATGCACGGTTAGCACCTGCGTTGTACTCAGCAAATGTAGTTGAGTCGCTTTCAGCTTCATCTGATGTCAGATCGAATGATGTGATGTCAGATACGTAGTCTGTTCCCGCAACGCGTAGCGCAAAGATAGACTTCAATTTTCCATTGGCAATCGCCATTATAAATCTCCTTCATTAATATTTAATTCATTGCTGAACGCAATGTTTGCGCCTAGATTGCGTCCGCCGTTAGCATCGATGAAAACTCTTGCTTTACACGAAACGTCATCTAGGTTTCTGACCACATCCATACACTTCTTTACAAGTTCAGATAGGTAGTCAAATGACATATCTCTGTCTTCTGGCCCCGCGATGATCGTTAGATCAAAACGGACCCTGATGTTGTACTCATTGGTTCCAATCGACGTATTTACAACCTCGATGAAATCCTCTGCCGGATACAACTGCACATATGGTGGTTCTTGCTTTCTGATGCCCCCGGCGTAAATCGTGACACCTTTAGCCTCAAGCTCGTCTACAACTAATTGTTTGAACTCTGCAATGCTCATCAGAACCACCCAACAAACTTGCGCAAGATGGGATACGCATAATGCATTGGATCTTTGGGTCTGGCGGTAACAAATGTTCCATCCTGACCGTATTGACCCGATGTACTCGTGTCCCTGCTATTTGCGTAATAAAGCTGTTGACCGATGCCCAAAAGCACCGACACATATGTGTTAGCTGGAATCTTGACCTTGCGAGCACCCAACCACTGATCGAGCAAGTCGATTGCAGTCTCTAGATTTCTCGAAAGGACTGCATCCGATGTCTTGTCATTGGCACCGATGAACGTGCGGAAATCCGCAATGCTCACAGCGTTAGAGTCATAAAGTTCGGAATAAGATTCTACATATGCGTCGGTACTCACGATCAGCTCCAAGTAACCTTTGCTACACCTTTGCCGTCGTAGACACCTGTTGCTAGGTATCCGTAAAGGCTGCGTAGTTCTGTAAGGTTCACAATGTTTGCGTCTGAGAGCTCAAAGATTGAAGACTCCCACACCAAAATTGCCTCGTTGCTGACAACATAGAAGCTGTTCGCTGGCAATCCTGGAACAGATACCACGGGTAGCTTCGCAACAATTGCGTTGCCTGCTGCGCCTGGTGTTACTCCACCATAGGTATTCTGACCGTCACTGTTCACATCGAAAATTGGACGTCCTGTTGTATCAACAGTTGTCAAAAGTGTCTTATGAACATCGCGTGACACGATGATGTGCGAGCCTGCTAGACCACGAGAGTTGTCATCGATGGCAACCAAACCATCTTCAACCGCTGCAACCCATGCTGACGCTGCTGTAACGCCTGTTGCTGCTCCACGGGTCACAACGTTTAAGTTGGCGTTTGTGATGCCTGTAAGAGTTGCTGCAACCTTTGCTTCTGTGGCCTTTGCGTACTCCACGCTCAAGTGCTTAAGAGTTGTGTTGAGCAATGGTGCTTTACCGAACTTCAAAGCCTGAACTGAAAGCTCGGCGTATCCACCGAATGTTTCGATAGGTGCTGAATCGGTTGTAATTGTTACCTTGTTGAAGGTAACTGGTTCGCCTTCGGCTGTCTGCTTCGCGACTGAACCTGTACGAGTCGCAACCTTCGCATACTCGATTGTTGAACCTGAATCACCAGGAATAGCATCGTGTCCGAATACTGCACTTAGGGGACGACGCTTCTCGATGAAGTTGAGTTCCTTGTCTACCCAGATCGGACGCAAAGCGTTATCCGCTGTTGATCCACCTGTATAGGCTCGGACCTGTAATGCATCGCGTGATGCATCTTTGCCGTTGTACGCTGCTACTACAGCATCGGCCAGAGTCTCGCTACCGCGAACCTCTGTTACTTCTCTATTGTCTAATACACTGAATTTACGATCTAGCTCAGTAACAGAATCACGTAATCCTGCGACCTCGGTAGAAAGATTGTCACTTTCTGACATAACTTTTTCATCATCTTCTTTCTGTTTGTTTGATTCGCGGATTTCTATTACCGCTGCCCCGGCGTATGCGGGACTTTCTACTAGACTTACTTCTTCTAGCGAAACTTTTGTTCTGACAACAACGTTGTCAATTTCTTCATGCTCCACCGGATTGAATCCGATAGAGAAACTTTTGATCTTCCCTGATATTGCATCAGAGAGAACTTGATCACCTTTGGCGCTTCGGTAAATCTTTGTGGTTACCTCAAGCCCCGCGTCTGTGCTGATTGCGCTTTGAATCGAACCGATCGATAGACCGTTGCTTGTATGATCGTGTCTGTAATAAACCGGCGCTTCCGAATTGTCGGCTATGGCACCTTTGGCGAACTTCTCTCGATAGCTCTTGACCCCGCGAATCTCCGCAACTTGGTCCCACGGAACCGCGATGCCGACAATCTCACGCTTATCTGCTCTGACTTCTACTACTTCTGAATCTCTAATTTCCATTTTCTGTGTTGTCTGCCGTAGCAGAGTCCTTATCTGAAATATCGTCCTGCTCCACCGGCTCGGCCAATGGTTCTAATCCTCGTGACTCTCTGACTTCATTAGGTGTCACGACTCTGTTCTTGATGTCGATTGCTTCTGCCTGACGCTGCGCTAGAGGATCGAGACGCAATAGGTCTGTCTCACGTAAGCTTGCTGTTCTTCGACCCGGCAAAAGGTCGCTGAGATGACTTTCAATCTCCAAGATGTAGTTCAAGAGCGTTCCTTGCAGGAATCTCGCATTGCTATCCTGCAAGTTCTGGTAAGTGGTAGAAGACTGTGTCTGTGCTTCCATAGCCTCTGCTGGAACACCCAACAGACGGCACATAGACAAGTTCACTTCGCGCAATACTTCGATGTATCGAGTAGAAGCGGGATCGAGATTGATCGACTTGTAATCGAGTCCGCCCGGCAATACTGCAAGCTGCTGATTTTCCTTGACGAACTTGATGAACCCTGCGGCTGCATCCTGCATCTCGTCGATGGTGATCTGCTCGTTTGTCTTCAATACGCCGCGTGGAGTCGAAGCTGAGAACCACTGCTCTGAATACTTTTGAAGCATCACAGCAAATCTGAACACCTGTGGCGCTGCTTGAATCGGACCGATGCCTCTGAGCTTGCCTACGATGGGCAGAAGCTTGAGATGACGAATCGAGTCCCTAGCAATCTCTGTCTGACCGATGAAATAACGAACTCTGCCGTTACGCTTCTCGACTGCAATTTCCTCTGGGTCCAACACTTCCAGAGCTGTAGCCTCATTGCGAGCATTGCGCGTGATGCGCCAAAAAGCCTCACCATGAAGAATCATCGATGAGACAGTTTCCTGAATGAATGCCTTGCGAGACTGGAATGGATCGGGCCTGGTGATGAGACTCGAATTCTCCACCTTACGATTATCCAAGAACGTTTCGACCTCAAGCTCTGAGACAAGAGTCGTTAGAAATTGCACTGATCGAAAGACAATATCGATCTGAAGGAGTTCACTTGCCTTCGGCAGATATACGCTTGAATAACTCGGTGGAGTGACACCAGATAGAGGGTCGTAGCCCTCTGGTAATTGATCTTCTCTAACCTGCATTGGGGTTACGACTTCTAACCCGAATAAATTTCTGAATATGCCCATAACGTTACATTTATTATATCACTATTAGGCACTAATTGTTTGAAGTTTTTGCTTGTTCTTCTCCCTCGCCCAATGCGCACTCATCATCATTGCCTTGATCGAATCAATGTCACCTGTAGAATCTTTTACGCTGATTCTGTAGCCATCAGACTGAGTGGTAGTCACAGCATGTGGACGCTGCTTCATCATCACCGGATCATTCTTATGACTGATTGTTTGGGTACTGAACATCGCCCACACAATCGATGTAGCCTGAGCTAACTGCAACTTGCTGTAGAACTGAACAGGGAAATGCATCTGTTCTTTCAGCTTGATCTGTAATTCGTTCAGAGTGAAATTGTCCATCACAAAAGTGCATCTGTGGCTTGTGTACAGTTGGCGACAAATCGAAGCAAGATCATTCGTATTCGGATTTTTGACCTGCGCTACAACCTCCGTTCGTACGACACCATCGATCTCTTTGCTCGCTACGAACGTTGCAAATGACCAGTCGGAAGTTCTGTCGATGCCGATGACAACTCCCTTACGCTCCCCCGCCGGCACTCCTCCCCTGCTGCAAGCACGAAAGAGCAGGTCGGAGAGGTACAAGTCCTCGTTGGGACTGTCCAAGTTGAGGATGTATCGACGCCAGTGTCCATCCGAGCTACCTGCGTTGGCATCGTAAATCTGATCTGGTGTGACACGGCCCGACTCCACTGCTGGGTTGATCTGCGCCAACAGCTCGGGGTTGCGTAGATCGTCCTTGTACTTTTCCTCAAGTTCCGGTGAGCAGAACCACTTGAAGTACCCGAAACGTGTCTCTGTGTGGCTTACAGAGCGTTTCCCCAGGTCTTCGAGCTGATGCAACAGGTACGAAATCTCCGAACCGGCTGTAGTCGAGATGAGAATGATGGTGTTGTCATGTGTCTGAGCACCGGTAGACATGGCCTCGAAAACTTCGGGGTCCAAGAGGTGAGCCTCATCGACTGTTGCGGCCACGCCGCCCTCTGCATCGAAGCTGATGCCTTGAAGCTTGACCGCGCGGTCTGTAGCCAATGAGCGGAACGATGCAGAGATACCGCGATCCTTCGGCCTGATGACTCGCTGTTGCCAGTTGACAGAGAAGCGCTTCTTCAACGCCTCGTTCTGTAGGAACGGGAGAGCAACACGCTTGAAGACGGCCTCTGCCTGCCCTGTGGTGGTCGCAACTACGCCCATCTCGGTGATGTTGCGACGATTCGCGGCTTTGAGAAGTGAAATGAACTCTGCTGCACCGGCAATCGTAGATTTCGACGCCTGACGTGGGAGCATGACCAGGCATCCTTGGGACCATCTGAGCTTGCCTCGTAGGCGTTCGACTGGCCAGTCCGGTGGGAACGTCTCAAAGATGCGTCTGAGTAGCCAAATCTGAAAGTCTTCGAGCTGCTGACCTGGCGGGAAGAACAAAGCGTTGACTGTCTCGATGTCGTGATCGGTGAAGTTGGTTGTGAAGTCCTCGCTTAGTGGTGGAGTGAAGATGTGCGGTTCGAGCATCGGCTATTCGTAGGCTCCTAGCAGGGCCTCGTCTGGATCAACCGTGCTCGCAAGCTCCGCTTCGATCTTGGCCATGCGCTGACGCTCACGCTCTGCATCCACGTAGTCACGCAACGCTTTGAAGGTCTGTCTGAACTCTCCCGCCGCCTGAGCGCTGGTGATCTGGTTGTCCTCCGCTCTGTGCTGCGCTGTAGACGCCAAATGCACCAACTGAGCCACCAGAGGACCAACCTGCGGCCCTATGAAGTCCTCGTTCGCTTCTAGGAACTCATCAACCGCTTTATTGAGGCTGTTCTCCTTCAATCTATCAATTCTGTCTTTATCTACATCTTTTCTCGGCATTATCTCAATTCAATTCCTTTCTGTTGTATTTGTGTTGCGCTCGAATGCAATGATTTGCGTCCATATGCGGACAGGCTCCATGCATGAATATGCATCTTCTGAGCTGTCCAACGCTTCCCATTCGAGGCATAAAGCCTAGAACCTTGAAAAAAGAAAGACGCTTCCGCTGTGGGGTCGCTGATGGGTTTCAAAAAAAGCGACCCCTTTCATCAAATGGATGATCATTCATGGTCATGCAAGACCACTCCACACATTGATTGTGTGTGTACTCGATGTCATCATCGGCCTATCTATATCTCTGTCCATCTCGATAACCTTTGTCTCCACATATTCATAACCATTCTCATCGAACCTCACCACATTAATTAGATGTGCATGTTTACTATTACTCATTATCCATTCCTTCTTTCATTTGATTCAATCTATCTTCTAGTTCTTCCAGCACAGCTTTAATCTCTGTAGCTCTATCCTTGTTTCTTTCTATCTTCCCCGCCAAATTGGCTAGATCATCATCGATTGTCATTGCTTCATCTTCTCTGCGATGAAATCAGAAGAGAACCAGTCGCTGTTGTACCAGGTATTTCTTTGCTCCCCGGCTTCCCTCGCACCTTTAGAGAAGTTGTGTTTGCCGCACATTGCAACAAGATTGTCTTCATCCCAAAACAGTTCGGGATACTTCGATGAGGGTCGAATATGATCAACCGTTGTCGCTGGTGTATCGCAACCATCTATCGCACACTCGTAGCTGTCACGAATGAGAATCCTCTTTGACAACCTGGTCCACTTGGCACTGTGGATACGCTTATCGCTCATGTTCGCACCACACTGAATGTTCTGATCAATCCTGCTCTGATGCTTACATTGATCTTGACGCTATGCGTTTGCTGCAACTGTTTGATTAGACCGATGAGTTCGAGTTCTATCTCTTCATCCCCCGCCGAAACGTGCAACGATGCTCTGGCCGTCGACCTACCGCGATTCAAGTTGTTCTGACTCTTACAACATTCTTTGCATCGAGCCTGACGACCATCGCGGTTCTTCTTGCTGATGTAGAAGTCATCTAATGTCTTCGACTCTCTGCACCTTGAACACATCTTCACTCTTCGATCACCCACTGCATGAGCCACAGTCGCTTACCGGAGCATGAGCAATCATCGAGCTTATGAACTTTGCAACTGAACTTCTCTAGCTTCACGTAGTTCATTGCTTCGCCCCCGCGACCCTGCGCAAATAGTACTCACGCTTGATCACGCGGTAATGCTCACGATGCTCTATGTAGTACTGGCGCTGATTTGCCTTGATGCGCTCTTTGTTTCTTTGGTAATAGTCCGCTGCGCGAATCGCAATACAATCTGAGCATTGCAACGTACGTCCGTCCTTTTTGGTGGCGTCACGATGAAAATGATCTATGCTCTTGCTTTCCTTACATCTTGTACAAACTTTCATTATGATCTAATTCTATCATTTATTCCCGAATATTTCTTTTGCTCTGCATTGACCTGGAGATAGAAAGGGACCCTCACCGCCGGCTAAACCAATTAAGCGCGGTGAGGGTCCTAGATTTGATTACTTGAGGTAGGCAATACCGTAATCAAGGATTGAACCATTATGGGAAGTGATTCGTTATCAATTGTACCATTTCATGAAGGTGCCCCGCTAAGACGAAGGGTTATCTTAGCGGGGCAATGGAACCAACAACAATAATCGAATGTTAGAAACTTAAGTATAGCAAATTTATTCGCAATCCATGCACAATCCATCGAGGTCTATGTGATCGTGGCTGCATTCGGAACATGCAACATGATGAGCTTTGCCGTCGTATGTCATCCACTGTCCCTGCTTTATCACTCCCCCGCAATCCACACATTCACCATCGAACTTTGATTTCATCGGAGTTGGTGTCCTGGATATGCGTTTTCGCTTCACCGGCTTTTCTGTATCGACCCAGCTGTATTTGCCGGGATCGTTCTCATCGGCACGGCGTACCTTGTCGCGCTTTGCTGCATTCTCCCAACCAAAATGCTTGTACTCGTAATAATCTACGTTAGTCAACGCATACTCCCGGTGGAAAATCTTCTACTGCCACAGGGTGAAATCCTAATTCTTGCTTCACTGTCTTCACTATTTTTCATCTTTCTGTTTTGGGTCTAACTACACCACCCCATTAAAGTCTAAAGAGTTAGGTATCGGTTAACCAACATGTTCGGAGCGAACAAAACTTGAAGCTAACTTGTTGCTAACCTGTTTTAACCAATTCCAAAGAGTACGGGGAGTGATGTTCAGGGCGAAGCCCTGCCAAACTTCTTCTAATATTTTCTAACTTGTTTTATCTTTTTCCATAGATCTTTACCCCCCTGTCTCTTCTACCGGGAAAGTTGAAGTAGATACAACTGATTATTCCGCCCGGTTTTCCGGGGCAGTAGAAGAGACAAGGGGATCTTTCCCGTACAGAAATTGTACGATGCAAGGTAGGACTTCTGACTATCTCCTACGTGTGGGTATCATTTCCACACCATCCGATAACGTATGCCATTACGACACACATAGAGCGGGGGTACTGTTTTGGACCGTCCGAATTCATACGGGCTTGGTGGTTGCTTACGGCAGGGCCGACTTAGATTTTTTAGCAACTCTTGGCTATCCTCTGATTAGTCACAGTAGATGAGGAACAGACTAAAACCTCTTACTTGATCCATCAACCTTGGCTCTGTTTATTGTTGAATGGTGATCTACCGAATGCGCTTGGGTACGACTTCCCGTAACCCTCTGACGGCCGGAGTCTCGCTTGCAAGGCGTAGAAATGAAGAAAGCCCTAACTATGCCGCCTTGCATCAACATAGTTAGGGACTTTCAAGTCTCTGGTTACCGGGTGCTGCAAGGCATCGGAATTACTTCACTACGTCAATTGTAACATAAATGCGCTTAGCTTTTTTCAACAATTGCCGTTATGGACAACTTTTTGTGTCCACATCTATTCAACGATCAGTCACTCAGCTTTGTTCCCGAAATCAGAAACAAATCTGCTTTTTCTTGATCAGATACCAATTCTGTCGATAATCCCCTGAATATGGTTTCCGGCGTGGCTGTTGAACTCTTTCTCAACCAGGCCAATGAGGGCGGTGACAATCGCATCGTCGTTCGTGAGGTCGCTCTCCTGGTACCCCAGATGACCCAGAATCATCACTGCCTTTTCTCGTGTTTCGTCGTTCATCGTGCTTTCCTTCAATCTCCCGCCAATGCGGGTTAGGTGTGCAGGTGCTTTTGCTCCCACTATCCTGTCAACGGTCGAATGCCCGGCATTGTTCCCGATCTTAATAGGTAATTCAGACTTTCTTCCTGAGCCGCTGACATGCGGAAACGGTCTCAGCTCCCTTCTGCCGAATTGGCCTAGCAGAGGTATGCACCTAGGGCTGTTCGTGCCTCTGCGTTTAACTCAGCGGGTGGCCTAATTGAAGTTCTTCTCTGATCTTTCTCCATAAAGATTCAAACCAAAAGCTTGGCTAATCTTCAAAGCAAATGTCGATACCTGGACTAATTTACGAATCATTCTGCAATAGCCCGGAATAAGTATTCATATTGTCATCCGGTGAGAATCAATTCTCAATCTATGAAATTGGCACGACATCTTCTGCTGTATCTGGCCATAAAGAAACCCCCGACATATCGCCGGGGGTTTCAGGGATCAATTCGACCTACCCGAACATCTCGTGAATGTCTTCATCGCGGTACTCAGAGTAAGCACGCAATGTTGTAGCAATGTCGGTATGTCTCATCTGTTTCTGTACCAGGGTATGCGGTGCTCCACGTTCGAGCATTGTTGTTGCGTACCAATGTCTGAGCATATGAGGGTTGATTTTGATTCCCACTCTTTGCCCTGCTCGTCTCAGAGATTCACGAACCTGGCTGGGAATCGCGGTATCAGAGATGGTTTCGACCAACGGAGACAACCAGTGCGGGATTGTCACCACAGCTTCGGAGCACTTGACCGGCCCGACACGGAGAACCCTCTGGGAATCGAGGCCAGTTTCACGGGGTGAAGCTTGAAGTTGAACGATCTGACGATCTATCAGAAGTTTGTCGCCGTTGACTGACCTCTGAGTCACAGCACAAGCTTCCCCGACCCTGCACCCGGCATACATCATCAGAAGTCCCCGAATCTCATGCGGTGAGGTCATCAAGGCCAGACGTAGAGCCGACTCTTCGGGCAGTACATAGCTTCGCTTAGGACTTCGAGGAATCTTGATCTGATGCCCCAGAACCGAACGAACAGCGATGACAGTTGCTCTGCGAGTAGCCAAGTTCTCGATGTCGTACATCAAAGATTCGACATCTTCACGACTCAGAGAGTCATCTGTGATCCCGGCACCCAGAAGCAAGCGTCGATAGCTCCAAGCGGTTGATTGCCGAAGGTTCTTAGTCTTTGCAACTTGTTCGCATAGTTCACGAATTTCCAT